TGTAAGATTTCTTTGAGCAGGTCTTCACTACTCAATCCCATTCTCGGTAAGTTTGAGGTTACCAAGCCAGTTCGGATCACGCTTGATCCTGTACTTGATATGGTTGTTTACCAGGCCCTGGTTAGCTGACATCTTAAGACCACGTTTCTTGATCTCCTTCTCAAGCTTAGGAAGGATCTCGTCCCATGCTCCACCGGCAAGTATCACCTCATCAGTGAAAGCGGCAAAGGAACCCTCATGCTTGAACTTCGGTTTGGCATCGCCTTCGGTTTTGACGTTGCCTTTCTTGGCAGGAGGAGCCGGAGGGGTTTTCTTGGAAGAGTCCTTCTTGGTAGTTGGTTTTTCTTCTTCCTCTTCCTCCTCTTCAGGATCTTCCTCCTCTTCAGGATCTTCCTCCTCTTCCTCCTTCACAGGAGCCGGTTTCTTCTTACCAGTTGACTTCGGCTTTTCTTTGTACTCTTCGATGATTTCAAGAGTCTCCTCAGTGAACTCATCATCAGGGGTAATGAGGCCTGGTTCGTTGACGGCATCCTTGATGATGGCTTCCAGCTCAGGGGCCTTCATCTTGTTTGTGATGACAATGTCATCCTTGTTCTCGTCAACAAGACCAAGTGTTTCAACCAGTTCTTTCGCTGCTGATCTCAGCTCTTCAATTTTACGCATAGTGTTTCAACTGTTTTAAATTAGACAATAAAGTTGTTCGCAGTATTATACGAAAAAGTTTTCTATTTCTATTTCAAATGCCTATTTTCTTGTCCCACAAGACAATGTGTTCACGTGTGCGGAACAGTACACCTTCCCGGATTGCTAATTGTACAACCATTTCTGTATTAGCATCTACCTCGGCTTTGGTCGCTCCTTCCGGCATGAGTATAACTTGAGATCGATCAATATATCGTGTTTTTAAAAACATTGAATCAATCTCATGCCAATCTTCCGGTTTGGTAATAACAAACTTGAACCAAGAATTACGGTAACTGGCAGCGTCTACAATGATTAAGGGATTGTACCTCTTCTGAAAAGGATTTCCACTGCTATCAAGTTTTGGAGAATTATTCCAACAATCAATGTACTGAGACATCACGCTGGTTGGGAATAAACTACACTCATTTTCAATTTCTGTGTAGGGTTTGAAGTGAAAACGCTTTTGAAACTGATACAAAAATTCTACCAAATGATCTTGTTGCAGTAATGGACTACCTCCGGTAAGGACAAGATGTTGTCCATTTTTTAGACTTGGTATGATTAGACTATCCGCCATCATTGAAAATAGTTCATCAAACGTGTACGGATTACCTTGTTTCCAAACTTCAGTGGTGTCACACCATACGCAATCCAATGAGCAACCTTGTAGGCGTAAGAAAGCCGAAGGGTGTCCAAGGTTTATCCCTTCTCCTTGTATGGAGTCATAAAAGAACTCAGAAACACGAAGGTAATTTTCATGCTCTGGCCTTTTTCGCTTTTCAATAGGAAAAGCCCGTATCAATTGTTTTGCTTCAATCATGGTTCGTACCGGGCTGAGGTTTTTGGTGTCTCACTTACTTCCACTGCACATACTTCGGGATGCATTGCATGAAAAATATTGAACAGATCCCAAGCCATGTTTTCAGCGGTGGGATTGTACTGTAAGAAATCATTGAGATGTTGATGATCAAACACGTCATCAATAAACTTTTTGATGTCGTCCAATTCCCGGTAATCAACGATAAAACCTGTGTCATTAAGTTTTTTCGCACAGAGCTCTACCGTCACCACATAATTGTGGCCGTGTACCCTGCTGCACGGGTGAGTCTCAGGCCGGCAATTAAGTTGGTGGCTTGCTGAGAAATGAAATTCTTTTCTAATTTTGTACATCTTGTCCTCCTATCTTTTGGTTAGTTATTCATCCGCTGGCATAACACCTGACATGTCTATCCACATTGGTTTTTCGATTCCCTTTTCATCAACAACCCATAAACGATGATTTTCATCATCAATACGATTGACAAGGAATCGCATAGAAAACCCTTCCGGTGTCATATCAACACCAAGTTTAGCAAAGGCGTCAGGGTTGAGCTTTAATCGTTGCCGCACATAGAACTGAGATGCGTTCAGTTGCTGTTGTGTTTCCGCCTGCCGCATCTCACGAAGTTCGTCCAAGCATTCTGTCAGTAACTGCTTATTGGCCTCAGACTTTGTCGAAGCTCGTACTGACTGTAATTTGAGAATGATTTGTTCTGTACTCATATCAATTGTTTTCTGTTGCTTCCCAATTCGTGTTGAGTTTATCTTCAGTCTGTGTGTAATGTAGAGAGAACGTCTTAAAACCAAAGCCCCCGGCACGTTGCTTATCTTTCATGATGGTAAACCAAGCTTCTCCAGCGTCTGGGTTCTTCCTTGCGTGATTTGTCAATCGGAAGATATTATGGGCCATAGCCCCCATGGCCGATGCTCCCCTAAGGCCCTTTTTGCCGTCTTTACCAGAGTGGTGTAGGAGAAGGCATGCTACATCGAGCGCACGGAGATCTCTCAAGAGGGGGCTTATTTTCACGTTCCATTCGCTATTACTGTTCTCTTCCTCAAGCCCAAACAGGGTGCTAGCACTATCCAAGACAATCAACTTGTAGGTTGGGTGCTCTTTCAACCAATGTAAGAGTTTCAACTGGTTCTCTCGTTTGGCAAGGTAGAACGAATCTTCTGTAGCTAACTGATACTCCGGTATTGATAAAATTTGCATACGAAAGTCACTTCGTTGCTTACCCAACCACTCAAACTGAGTAACCCTTTCTTCCATTTCTTGCTCACCTAACTCCCCGTCAACATACAAGCATCCCGTGTTATGTTTGACTTGCCAAGTACCTATATCACATTCTTCTCGATCGAACTCTTTTAGGCCAAGAAGATACCCGATAGATATTGTCAACAACGATTTACCAGATCCGTAGTTCCCATAGATGATTGTCAACTGCCCTTCTCGTAACCAAGGTGATAAGAGCATTCGTGGTGGGTCCTTCCTGTGCCGACGTATCTGGGAAGCTGTCTTGATAAATGTTGTCAAGGAAACACCACCTGACTCGATAGGTTTAAAACTTCTTATCAACTCTACTGCATCCTCTGTCTTACCTTCCCCTACCAAACCTTCAATGGTTTGAGACAACAAACGGAGATGTCTTTCATTGAAGTACTTCTCCGTTTCGTCAAACAAGAATTGGGTATCAACACCTTCCTTGACAAACTCTTTACTCAAGGATGGAAGAATATCTTGTTCTATTTCTTCCGCAATGTCTTTTGGTATCTTATTGTCGCGAACCTTACTCAAGTAGATTGCTTCGATGCCTTTGCCAGGGGCTTCGTTATACTTGTCAAAGTACTCCCAGATCCAAGTGGCAAGTCTCTTGGCAGTGACAGACTCAAGAAGTGAGATGTTCCAAATAGGTTTGACCTTCTTTAGAAACTCTGTCGAGGTGATTAAGCCGATCAGTATCTTTCTTTCTATCATGTCTATTCTATGTAGAGGTTGCCATAGGTGTCGCGATAATATCCATCAGGGCAGAGATTATATCTGATACCGTCATCAATAACAAATTTCTTTTGTCCTGGAGAGGTCCCGTATTCTATTCTTGTCATGGCATCTTCTAATCTAATAAATTTCATGCGGAGTGAGTACCCTGACTCGATTACTGGAACATACTCACCTCCTATATTCTTGTCGTACCAATCTAAAACCTTTTCTATCCTTTCCATCTCGACACCCATTGTCTCGGATAGCTTCCTAATCTCGGTGGCCCATTGTAGAAGTATCAAGTGGGTAGGATTGATTTTCTTTTTCTTCTTTATGATGTCGCGCAACCGTATCGCGTATGGTAGGCAAGATGCTGTTCTTTCTTCCTTGGTTAGCTTTGGTTTTGGCGGTAATTCTTGTATTGTCTTTTCAAGGAAAGGAAAACCGTTTGATTTAGGCTTTCTCTTGGCGGCTACTGACACACCTTGATTAATGGAGGGGCTGCTTACTTTGTCTATATTTTTGGAAGAAATAGAAAAGGTTAGGTCTTTCTGGTCTTTATGTTTGGTACTAAAAGTACCAACAAAGACCTTACTTAAGAGTAAATATAAAAATAAATCTTTTGACACCTTGACGTTTATTGATTGCCCTTGATTTTGGGTGCGGAACCGATTGACGGTGTCGAAGATGTATCGTTCGAGTTTGCTAAAAGACTTTTGGGTGCGGAAATTGCTTGAGGGTATCTTGATATGTACATCTCCTGTTTCTTGACAAAAGTACACATCAACAGTCAAGGTAGTATCTTGTTTCTTTTCTTTAAATTTCGTTCGTTGCATGTCGCAAATTAATTGTGAAAATATCAGAAGGTTTCCCCGAGGCGGCGGGTACTCCCTTCTGATACAAACCTAAGAAAACTGGAAACAAAAATATCTTTTTCATGATCCGCCTATTCATGTTTTAGTTATCGTGCAAACAACAAATATAAAGACCGTTTTTGATATTTACAAACATATTATACGAAAAATTTTTGAGAACATTTATTCACTTGATTTTTATATAGTTGTACCAATGAATGTTGTTCACGCAACTTTCATAATTCGGTAGTCTACCCACATAGTTCTTCCATATTTCATGTGTAAAAAGCGAATTATATCAGTGTCAGTGAATGACATAGGAACCAATTCTTTCTTGAGTTTACCCTGAGGCATCGTGACGTACACCGTCTTCTTTCTGATGGAATTCATAGGGCATCTGCAGTTCTCATAAACACTTCATTTTCGGGCAGTGGGCAGTTCTCTATCCATTCGATATCTTCCTTGATTTTCCATTTGTGTTTCAAGGGGAATATCGAGATACCTTTAAAGAGGTTTAGTCGCAGCGAAAGCCTCTCGTCAAAGTCTGCCTCTCTTTCTGCGGCAACGAAGTGTCGGGCGTCATGGTGATCGTGTACCGTAACCGTAAGCCCGTCAAGCCTCCAGTCAAGACAATAGAACAAAACAGTTGCCAAGTCTGTCGTGTACAGTATTATTTTGGCAAACGTGTTTTCTTTTCGTATTGCACGAATTAGACGTTGTACCCGCAGCGGTTCTGTCATTGGTTCTCCGCCTGTTATCATGATCTCATCGTATCCTGCGTAACTGGTACAGACAGGCAGTTTAGATAGGTCCCATTGATTGTTACAACAACCGGAACAATTTTTGTTGCAGTTTTTCGTAATCAGTAATCTTAGCTTTTTCATATGATTTGTTTTACAAGGTAATTGGCTTCTTCTTGTGATAACCCACCAGGGTCACCAACGATATCAACTCTAAAGGCATCAACTCCGCGAAACTTGAGTTCGGCAACAAGTTTGTTGGCTTGCTTTATTGCTTGAGGGTCGTCATCGTACATAACGGCAACCCTGGTAAAGTGTCGGGCAATCTCTCTGACTTGCCTTGCAGTAAACTCAATGCCGAAAGTGGCAAAGGAATCGTACCCGAGACGCCAGACATCAGTAGGACCCTCGACAGCGATACCTGTACTTCTCCATTTGTCTTGACGACCGTAGACAATATGTTTGTGGAAGATAACTTCGCGATCTTTGGGGCAGGTAATATATTTCCAAGGGCTCTTACCTGTGATATCCCGCGATGTAAAGCTCGCTGCCGTGTTATCCCACAGGATAGGTATAATTATCCTATGCTTAAAAGATAAGTGATCCAGGGTAGAATAAGGACCCGTACCGACGACATTCCATTGTCGGATAATACGATCGGGATCGAAACCCCTGTCAAGTAAATATTTCCTGTGGTTCTTTTCTAAAGGTCCTGTCCCAGAGGGCATCTGGTGGGGCTTGGTAGGTGTCGCCGTTATTTGTTCTTTAGGCTTTGCAAAGATGATCCCGTATTGCTTTATCAACTCTGCGGTTTCTCCTGGGCTTACCTTTATCATCTTTGCTATTGTCGGCACGATAGGGTGCCAACCACAACGCCAACAATAATAGTGTTCATTGTGTAGATCGAAACCGAGATGGTACCCCGGGTTGCCTGTACACCAAGGGCAGGGTGAGTTTACCCAACCAGGTCGGCAATGCTTATGGCCCTCCGTCAAGTGGGAGATGCCAAAGTCATGATAAAGTTGTAGGATGTCCATTTAAAAGGGTTACAATATGTTATACGAATATCAGTACTATTTTACAGTCAAGAGAAAGCGGCTTCCAGATCCTCGATACCTTTCTCTATTTTAGTTTCATCCCATCCTCTTGCTAACATCATCTTTCGTACACGATGGTAGGCTTGGTAGGAAGGCATGCTGGCGAATTTCTTATAGGATTTCAAGACTAACTTTGCTATCTCACAAGCATCTTCTGTCAAGCCTTCCCAATAGAACTCTGGTGTCTCAGTCTCATAACGAAAGACATCTTCGTATGATTCCAAGCCGTTACCATAGTATTTCCGTTGTAGTTGACAGCGATAGTCTTCTAAATGATTCCAGATAGATCGCCAGACGTAGGTAGATATGGCACCTTTCTCCGGGGTGTAGGTATCAAGTGCCTGTAGATAAGCGAGGGCTGCCTCTTGAAATAAATCGTCCCAGTTTTCTCGGGTTTTCTTGTGGAAGGTCCAAGCTATTTTGCGTAATAGATTCAAGTGATCCATACTAAGATATATAACCTTTTATGAGTTCTGTTAACAATGATTCCTGTGCTGTTATCTCTCCGTCAAGTACGGCATCAAGTACTTTTCGTTTGCTGTCAAGTATGTGTGCAAGACGTTCCTCGATGGTATCAGGGGCAAGTAAGAAATAGATGTTGACAGAATCCTTTTGTCCAATCCTGTGACACCGGTCTTCCGCTTGACTAAGATCACCAGGTGTCCATGGCAGTTCCAAGAAGGCAACGTTGGAAGAGGCTGTCAATGTCAGTCCTACCCCTGCCGCTTTTATGTTACCAACGAAGAGTCTTATCTTGTCATTGCCTTGGAAGGCCTCAACTGCTTTGTTTCGTTCGGACAGTGATACTGATCCATCAATCTTAACGGCAATCTTACTAAACTTTTCCATCAAGGCATCTATCACAAACCTGTGCACGGCAAAGACAACAAGCTTCTCTCCATTCTCCAAGAAGTCCGAGATCCAGTCTATTGACTCTGCCAGTTTACCCTGTACAGATAATTGTTTCAACGCCTCGATTTTTGCAAGGGCTTCCGCGTTTGAAGCCCTACGGGCTGCCTCCGCTCCCTTTGTTTCACGCAGGAACCCTATAAAATCTTCTTCTGCGTCGCGATATTCCCCTCTGTTGTGTAACTGTACTGGGACAAACGATCGTACTTTAGGGGGCAACTGAGGCAGTACGTCACGCTTTAGACGTCTGATCATAACAGTACCCGTAAGGAGTTCATGTAGCTCTTGCGTATGTGATGCTCCACTGGTATCTAAACCAAAGCCATTCCACTTGGGATCACAGTACCTTTGAATGTAATATTGGGAACTGCTAAAGACTTCTGGTCTGATAAGACGTAGGGCATTGTAGGCTTCAATTGGTTTGTTGACAATTGGTGTGCCTGACAATGCTATCACATGGGGGATATCCTTACCAAGTTTTTTGATAGCCTTCGTTCGTAGTGCTTTGTTGCTTTTGTAGTAATGGCATTCGTCCGTGATAAGAACCTGTGGGCGTTTGCGTTTCAGGGTTTCAACCCATGCTGGAAGAACATCATAATTGATGATAATAATATCACCTGTTACCTTCCATGGAGTTGTACCCATCAGTATTTCCAAATTAGGTTTTGCCATCCATGTCAATACCTCTTTGGCCCAGTTCAATTTAAGGGATGCTGGTACGACAATAATGACAGGCCTTTTCTTCGGATGTGCTTCGATCCAAGCCAACGCCTGTACCGTTTTACCTAAGCCCATTTCATCCGCGACAAGAGCTCTTCCATTGTTTCTTTCAATGAAAGCTACCCCCTCCATTTGGAATGGATATAAGTTACCTTTCAGCTTCAACGGTACTTTTGCGACATTGGCTTTTTCTTCTTTCTTTTTCGTGGACAAAGTTTCCAACAGGGTGTCATCGAGGGTAAAACCCCATTCTTCCAATTGTTTGATTGTTTCTGGAAAGATAGGGGCACTCCAACATTTCTGTTCGGCATGCCATTTTCTTCCCGGTAACGTTCTGATATTGGTAAGGGTTTCAACGTCGTACGGGAACTCAATTTGAATTACCTTTTCACCCTGTTGGTTCTTTGCCAGAGTTGCTTTCTTGTTTATCATTCTTCGGTTTTGATTCTGTTGAAGAGGTCTCCTGCGATTTCCTGCAGTTCCATCCTACGTATGGCACTGACGTCTTCCTGGTTGGCATATCTGGTTATCCCCTGTGTCAGTTTCCACAGAGTGGCATCTCCCTGGAGCCCGTCAAGCGGATCGTTTCTCATAAGGAGTTCTCCTACGCTCTCCATTTCGCTTTTGAAGAGTTTTCCTGCCCTGAACAAACCTGTCAATTCCTTTACAGGATCAACCGTTTGGTCTGTGGCTGCTTTTATTTCAAGCATTCTTTCCTTTATGGCCGATGCTCCGTACAGATCCTTTGTCAGGTCCCGTATGGCACTGGCAGTTGTCATACTGTCAAGCTCATACGTCTTCTGCGAAAGTGCCATGTTCTCAGGGAGTCGGGCGCCCAGGTGTATTTGGCGAAGTACTGACTGCCGTACCATACCATTGAGACAGATGCCTTGCATGATAAATTGACGGAGCTCAAGGGCTTTGACACCGTAGTCAGAGGAGTCAATGCGTACACCGAATGCAAGGTAGATGACACCGTTCTTTTCAGTAAAGACTTCTATTGGTTGTGGCAACATGCTTTCAACCATGATACGTGTGTCGTCCATGTATCCGTCAGACAGTTGACCTCCATTCTGAAACACCTCATCAATGTGGGTGCCGAAGATCATTTCGGAATCAAGCCTCCGGTAGGAGTCTGAGAGAAATGCCCTGACTTCTGGACCAACTGTTCTCACCAGCATTTTACTGCGATCCAGCCATCCGTTGTGTGTGTTGAGTATTGTGTACCCCAGACTGCGCTGCCACTCCTCTCCGAAGAGGAGCGAGGTCAAATACTGCCCCGGGATACCCAACTTTGCGGACAACTGACCAACGGCGTGACGGTTTATACGGAAGGGAGTTGGGCCTTCCTGTGGCAGGCGAAACGTTCCTCCAACCATTCCGTCATGGGGATGAAACTTTATCAGTTCCTGCTGACCTTTCCTTTCGGTGCCAACGTCGAAAAGAAAGTCACGTGAGATTTTACCTTCTTCCTGAAGGCGGGTTGTTGCTGTGATGGCATTGTTCATGCCTTTTTGTAGTTTCTGGGCAATTCGCGCCATGACTACATCTTTCATGTCATTCATCTTAGATTTGTATTTGGTGAATTAATAAGTAAATTTACAATTGCTTCTTTCAATTCAATTACTGTCATTTCTTTTTGTTTTTAGTTAAATCATTATAATTCGTTCACTGACGTATTCTGTCCTGTTGGAGTAGTAACGAGTTCCTTTTGGAATGATAAATTCTCGTATTGTGCTGTAGGAGAATCCAGAATGTTCCGCCATTCGCCTTGTTTTGTAGGAATGATATCCGTGGATGATCTTCCATTTCTTCTGCCACTGACTCCACTGTTTTATAATCGGAACATGCGGAGTGATCTTATTTTTATGATATTGAAACGGGTATACAGGAGAGACACTCCCCATCAGACATTTGTAGCAAACAATATCTTCTTTTGCTATCTTTGCTCTTGATGATTTTGATGTTAAGAAACACATATCTCTTTGGTTTTTAGTTAACGAATGAGCGTAGCAGTCTTTCGACTGGCCCGACTCTCACGGGCTGTACCTTGCTGCTAACTTCAAACAATACCAAGTTCAGAGATCAAATGATCAAGCAATTCCTGTGCAGTATCTTTGTCCAGGTAATCAAACAAGATATCAAGAAATTGATGGTAAGGAGTCCCTGTCTCTTTTAAAATAAGAGTAATCTGTTCATAAATATCTTTTTTTAACATTTTCTTAGATTTGTATTTGGTGAATTAATAAGTAAATTTACAATTATTTTTACAGTAAAACAAATTACCACCCAATTGCTTCGGAGGCCTCCCCTGGTAGGTACCCAAGTTGGGAACCTTCCGTAAGATAAACAACTTTGACTTCTTCATCGGCCGGGGCTTCCTCATCAGGTTCTATAGGGATAACATCCCCAATGGAGTATTCAAAGGGCCATGATGGTTGCATAGCCAGGCGTACTTCGGCATCGTCTGGTATCCCTTCTAATGCCTCTTTCAATTCGATTACTTTCATGCTGGTGAGAGTTCAAGGGTTATTTCTTCAAGGGCCTTCCTGTCAATGGCGTCGAGATCTAACTTGACATTCCATATTTCAGCCACTCTGGTTATGGAGCAGATAATACCATCGAAGGGCCCTCTGTCAACGTACGAATCAAAGTACATGCCCCGGATTGTGCCGCGGTGATCTTTCACAAACTTTTCCAATACTTCCAGAGGAGACTTGGGCAGGAAAGGTTCAATGATGTCCATGATTGTGTGAACCCAGGCCTGTACCTCTTTGATTTCCTCCTGTATGGCTCGGATATCTTGTTGAACATCTTCCACGGTACCAAGGGCTTTCTCAGCGGCTGTCATTGCCTTATCGGCTTCGGAAGAGGCGTCATCCGCATAACTTTTGGCATCTTCAAGATCCGTCACAAGATCAGTGTTATCTAATCTGTTTGACAAAGTCTCAATTTCTTCCATTGAGGACAGTACATTTGACACTGTCTCCAGAAGAATTCTTTTGTTTTCTTCACTCATTTCCATTTTCTTGGTTTTTGATTGTTTTTTTAAGTATGTATTGACCATCCACTACATGGTTCTAATGATACCGAGAATGTGGGAGCAGAACCGCTACCAAAGCCGTCATGTGAGCCGTGGAATATAATTCCACCATTACCTTTGAACATGCCTGTTGATTTGTCATGTCTTTCAAAGTAGAAGGATAAGGGGGCAAAATCAGTCGAGACGTTTGTCTGGATTGGTCTGCCATCCAATTCGTAAGTTTCCTCGGTTTTTTTCAACCGATCTAAGCACGATTGAAGACTCTCGTCTCCAATCTTTTTGGCATACTCAAGTGCTTCGTCAAGTTTGCCTTCTGTTAAATCAACCATTTTTTAATCAGATTCTGTATTTTTGAATAAGACTTTTAAGATCCTCTATGAAAAAAGAGATTGAGGAGCCTGCAATAGAGCAGATGTAGATATCCCCCACATAGACTTCTGTGTCAAGAAGTTCATGATGGTGCTTATCAGATTTAAAGGTCACCAATGCGTGCCCTATCTGTGTGGTCGAAATGATTTTATCAGCCATGATTCAGGCTTCTGTTAATTGTCCACAGAACTTTCTCCATTTCTTATCTATTCCTTTCCAGAACAGATGATCTTCCTTTGTACCATACCAAATAAAGGCACAAGATACCAGGGATGCTGTGTATGAAGATGTGAGCAGATATTCTTCCAAGGTTACGTCTGATCGACTTTGCCTTAGGTTGTGGATGAAGGAGTCATAGACCCCCTCATCCTTTAAGAACTGTATGAATCTCTTTTCCATCACTTGTCCAGCATCATCATAATTAGGAACATCGGATTTTTCATCATATCCATTGTCTCTCCGATTAAGGCAGCGAATACGATTGTAAGAACGGCTTCTGGTATGGGATCTTCCTTTGATCCTTTCCCGTAGCTTTTAATGAAGTTTTCAATTGTCTTTGTAAGACAATTTTCACCCGTATTTTTTCCGGCCATGATTCTTTGGGCGAGATGTTTTGTCAAAACCATGCCTTTTGTCACCTGGAGAAACATGCGACCAAGAATGAAGAGGAAGGCGACCTCTTCATCTATCAGACGTATTGCCAACGGGTCATTTTTCTTGGACTGCACGTATGCCAGTAGCAGGTCATGCAGTGTTAATTTTTCCAGGGCATCCTTTAAAAAACGGTGAACCTCTGCTACAATTTCATCTCCCCTTTCAGTTTTGATGCTTTGTAAGGTTTTTGCCAATGTCTTGTCATTGATGCAAATTGCATCAAGAAATCCGGGTTCGTCATGATTGTAGGACACGACAGCCTCTTCAATTTTGTTCATTTTCTTAGATTTTTTTGATGATTAATAATTTGATTGAAATGGTGTTTTTACTTACTTAATTCTGGTTTGATGTCGAACCTTTCCTCAATAAAGACTTGAAAGGCTCGTTCAATTGCGTTTGTTGTGTCGGCCTTAGCCACCGTATTGAATCCCTTAGGAGCAAACCTTTCAAGGTACTCCTGTAGGGGTGCGGCATACAATATTTTTAATGCCGCTTTGGCACGTTTGGAGTATTTGACCTCTCCAATAATGATGCGATCAGGACCATCAAGGCTATCTGGTTCAAGTTGGCAGATAACCTGTGTGTTCATCTTTGGAAAATAGACGCCATAACGTCTTGGATTTTCTTCTTTTTGAATGTACATACCAATTCTCCATTAATGTTCATGCGGGAAGAGATTGAACATAGAGTCCTGTCTCTTCAGTTTTTTCAGGGTCTGTCCTGTCATTCCTGTAGGAAGGATAAAGACAGGTCGGTTGGGTTGAACGATAGGTCGGGGTTCGTTTGCTTTTTGAATTCGCGCACGAATATCCGCCGCCATGTTTGCAATTTTAACCCATTCACGGGCTTCTTCAGGCATTGGTTCCATTCTGTTCCTCTTTTTCAGTTTCATCAAAAATGAGTGCTGATTGCATTAGCCTTTGAAACTCTGCAAAAGAGTCAAGTAGGAATGCTTGACCATAGGCCATTTGTAAGAGAGTAAACAAAATCATTTTTCCATGATCTGTTTTTATGAAGTCAGAGTTCTCCCTGCAGCCTTTTTCCAATCCTATGAGGAAAGGAACAGGATTTGAGGGCATTGATGTTTGAAACATTGCCTTAGCAAGTTCTTTTAAATCAGTCATAATTTACCTCCAGTTTTTTTAGTTAGACATTCTTACTCATAAAACAAGGTATGCTATACCTTTTTACAGTACAGCATACCTCAGTTTTTAATTCATGCAGAATTGCACGTGTGCCGTTTTCCCGTCAGTCAGGAACAGGTACACGGTAAAATATGGCAGATGTATGTTATCAATAATCCCGCCTTTGATTTTCAATAACACGAACTCTTTCATAACTGCCGTTTTGAATGTCTTTTTCATTTCTCAGTTTATTAGGTTTGACATGTGTTTCCATAAAAAAAGGAACAGAACCGAAGTCCTGTTCCTTTAAACGTTCCATCCAGTTTTCTGTTGACTTCCAGTACATTATGCAGCCTTGTTTGCTTTGGCTGCCTTTACTTTGAAAATCCCTTTCTCAGTCAACTCCATGTTGCCGAGGTAGTCCGGATTTTTTTGAATTTTTGTCCTCCAGTAAATCTGTGTCTTAAACGAAGCCACATTGATTTTGGTTTTCAACCCCTGTGCAACACAGAACTCGTTTGCGGCTGCGAT